GTCGAGACGGATGCTGCTGCTTTGGCAGCCATAAACCGGCATTTGGCCGAAGCAAAAACACCCCTCATTCAATAAGGAGCCTTTCATGGCCGAACTTGCAGAAAAAATTGGCGAACTTGGCGCCTCCCTCGCATCCATCAAGGAGCAGGTCGGCAATCTCGCCACCGACTTCACCTCGAAGCTTGCCGCAAACGGCGAAGTTTCGGCAGAGCTGAAGGAAAAGACCGACAAGGCACTTTCCGAACTCGGCGACGTCACGACTCGCCTTTCCGATATGGAAAAGCGCGCGGCACGCGAGCGGGAAAACGGCGAAGACGAGCAGAAGTCGCTTGGCGACCTCGTCATCGATTCCTCTGAGTTTAAGGCTGGTATGCTCACCGGCGCGTCGCGTGGCTCAATCCGCGTGAAAGCTGACCGCGCTGCCATCACCTCGGCCAATACCACTGTCGGTGCCGGCCGCTCTCAGGGTACCTCTCTGGTTCCCGGCGCGCGCGTTCCTGGCATCTTTGGTCTGCCTGAGCGCCAGCTGACGATCCGCGACCTGGTTCTGCCTGGTCAGACTGCTTCGAGCTCGATCGAATACGTCAAGGAAACCGGCTACACGAACAATGCGGCGCCGGTCGCTGAAACGACTGCGAAGCCTTATTCGGATCTGACGTTCGACATGACGTCCGCGCCGGTTCGCACCATCGCGCACCTGTTCAAGGCCTCGCGCCAGATCCTGGACGACGCGCCCGCGCTTCGCTCCTACATCGACGGCCGCGCTCGCTACGGTCTGCGCTTCGCCGAAGAAAATCAGCTGTTGAATGGCTCTGGCACCGGCCAGAACATCCACGGTCTGGTTCCGCAGGCAACCGCATTCAACCCGGCATTCGCTGCCGCAGACGAAACAGGCATCGACCGTCTCCGTCTGGCTGTTCTGCAGGTCGTTCTCGCTGAGTATCCGGCGACCGCGTTCGTTCTGAACCCGATCGACTGGGCGAAGATCGAGCTGACCAAGGACGCCGGCGGTAACTACATCATCGGCAACCCGCAGGGCTCGCTCACTCCGACGCTCTGGAACCTGCCAGTCGTTTCGACGCAGGCGATGGCCGCAGGTGAGTTCCTCACCGGCGCCTTCAGCTTCGCAGCCCAGATTTTTGACCGCATGGAAATCGAGGTTCTGCTCTCGAGCGAGAACGTCGACGACTTCGAGAAGAACATGTTCACCATCCGCGCTGAAGAGCGCCTGGCGTTCGCAGTCTATCGCCCCGAGTCCTTCGTGACCGGCGATGTCGAAGGTGCCTGATTGATCTGAGGGGAGCTTCGGCTCCCCTTTCCTTGAAAGGGAGTGAACATGACCGATTTTCTTGAAGTCAAAGCCAAGCGCACGTTCGCTGTTGGCAAAGAACTGAAGACCAAAAAGAGCGATCCATTCAAGGTCGAGGCGGGCGAGGCCAAGCAGCTCGATGAGCTGGGCCTGGTCGAGATATTGGGCGAGGCGAAGGCCGCCGTTGAAGACGACGCCGCGGATGAAAACGATGACAAGCCGGTGATCTCCTCTGCTCGCTCAACGAAGAAGAAGGACAAACCCGATGCTGTCAACGAAGGTTCGTAAGCGTAGGGTCGCATCCTATATTGGCGCCGGCATCGTGAACGGTATCGGCTCGCCGGTGAATTCCGTTGCACCGGCAATCACAGGCACGGCGCAGGTAGGCCAGACGCTAACTTCGTCCACGGGCACGTGGTCCGGCTCGCCGACCTACACACGGCAGTGGTTAGCGGCGGGAGTCGCTATTTCAGGCGCAACCGGTGCGACTTACGTTCCCGTTGTGGGTGACGTTGGTAAGGCTATCACGGTTCGCGTCACAGCCACAAATGACAAGGGCAGCGTGCCTGTCACAAGCGCGCCTACCGCTGCAGTAGTGGCGGCCTAATATGGCCATCGTTGATCTCGGAACAGTCAAGAAGCATCTCCGCGTCTTTCACGATGATGAAGATGTGGAGATCGGCCTCTATCGCGACGCAGCCGAAAGCATCGTAACGCAGCATCTGGACCGCGAAGTGGTAGCCGCAGGCGAAACACCAACGGCGGCAGACGGCATTGTGGTCACACCAGCCATCGTGTCGGCAATTCTGCTTGTGACTGGCGATCTTTACGAGGTTCGCGAGCCAGACCCGAAGGCAACGGGCGACGCGGTTCTTCCGCGCGCGGTGCGGTTGCTTCTGGCACCATGGCGTGTCTGGCGAACAGTGGCTGATGACTATGTGGCTCCGCTTCCATAAACCGTTCGACTGGCGCCAACCTGGCTTCACCATTGCCTATCCGCCCGGTCTCTACAATGTCACGCGGCAATGCGCTGCTGCTGCGATAGCGGCTAAGGCCGCCGAACCCACCAAGGATCGACCGAATGCCAAAACGCAAGAGGGCGGGTGCAGGCTCGCTGAGTGAGCGCATCGGCTTTGAGGCCGAGGTTGAAGGCGATGATGGGTATGGTGGGGTAGTGGTTGGCTTTCAGGAGCAATTCGTTGAGCCTGCCAGACTAGAACCGCGTGTCGGCAGTGAGACTGTCATCGCCAGCCGCCTCCAAGGAATCCAGCCATTCACCATGACTGTCCGCAGCAACGAGCGAACGCGCACCATTACGCCGGCTTGGCGGGCGCGGAACAAGCGTTCTGGTGTGCTCTACGCAATCAAGGCTGCGGTCAACATCGATGAGCGCAACCAGTGGATCGAGCTGCTTGTGGTGCAGGGGGAGGCGGGATGACTATTCGTGGCCTCGACAAACTCAACCGCAAGCTCAAGCAGCTGCCGGCCGCTGCCGAAAAGCGCATCAAGGAAGCCATGGGGCAGGGCGCCGACGAAATCGTCGCTCTCATGAAGTCGCTAGTCGCTGTTGATAGCGGCGAACTGCGTGACAGCATTGGCTGGACTTGGGGCGACGCTCCAAAATACAGCCAGAAAATTGCCACGGTTAAATCAGCCGATGGCAAGCTGATTATCACGATCTACGCCGGTAACAGCAAGGTGCGCTACGCACACCTCGTGGAGTTCGCCACCAAGGCGCACGAAAACGGCGGACTATATGCCGGTACCCAGCACCCAGGCACCAAGGCACAGCCATTCTTCTTTGTCTCTTACCGAGCACTGCGCCGACGGACCAAGTCTCGCATCACACGCGCGATCAACAAGTCTGCGAAGGAGGTGGCTTCCGGTGGCTGATCCAGTTCTCGAGTTACAGGGCGCCATCATTACGCGCCTCAAGGCTATGCCAGCCGTTACCGCACTTGTTGGGGCTCGGATTGGGGACATTCCACAGTCCACATGGACTAAGCCGTACATCAGCATTGGCCCTTCCAATTATGTGGCCGAGCTAGTCGATTGCATAGACGGCGGCGAGGTGATGATCCAAGTCGATTGTTGGTCAGACGCCACCGTCCTGTCGCAGGTAAGGCAGGTCGCTGACGCGGTGCGCCGTTCACTGCGCAACTGGGATCCGCCATTGGCAACTAATGCCTTGGTTTCATTCGAGCCTTGGCGCACGGATTTCATCATAGACGGCGCGATCAAACAGGCGTCGCTTCGGTACACGGCGATCATCGAAGAGCCGTAGCGCTCCACCCTTTACCCGACATTTCAGGAGGCCTTTATGGCTCAAGCAACCACCATCAAGGGGGGCAAGATTCGTGTGCTCCTCGGCAACGATGCCGACCCGATCGTCTACACCGCACCATGCGGTTTCACGCAGCGATCGATCACGCTAAATAAGGGCCTCGAGGAGGTTAATATTCCCGACTGTAACGACCCCGACAAGGTCGACTGGGTCGGCCGCGACGCTACTTCTCTTTCTATGGCGATCTCAGGCGAAGGCGTGCTTGCGTCGGAAAGCGTCGATACATGGCTGGAAGGCTTTGAGAGCATCGAGAGCATCCCCGTGAAGGTCGAATGGGAGTTTCCCGCAAAGACGATCACCTGGACTGGCCGCATGCATATCGAAAGTATGGAGGTCGGCGCCAACAACGGCCAGCGCGCAACCAACAACGTCTCGCTCCAGAGCGACGGCGAGATGGTCCGCGTCACAACGCCAGTCACGCCGTAATGCGGGATGCGCGTATCGAGTTGACCATCTGGGACGGAGACTACGAATTCCGTCTCGGATGGGGAGAGATCGCACAGCTTCAGGAAAAGTGCGATGCAGGGCCGCTCGTGATACTGCACCGTTTGGAGAACAGCCTGTGGCGCTCTGAGGATATAGAATGCACCTTGCGACTAGGTTTGATAGGTGCGGGCAGGAAGCCGGAAGAGGCAACAAAGCTTCTAAAAGAGCACGTCAAACCAAGGCCTGTGGGGGAGTATGCATTGGCCGCGCAGGCTGTGCTTTCCGCGGCGGTGTATGGCGCCCCTGATGAGATCGTGGGGGAGCAAGACGCAGCAAGTCCAATCGACAACAGCTTGACGACCTCCCTAACGGAAAGCTGAGATTTGCTGCGATCTACGGTACAGGGGCTGTGATGGGGTTTACCCCTCAGCAAGTCAATCTAATGTCCATGTGGCAATTTATGGCGGCAGTCGATGGATACGTCGAAGCAAACACCGCTGATGATGGATCTCTTACGACCAAGGAAATAGATGAACTATGGGACTGGCTTTAACGGCCAGTCTTGTGAAGCTCCTCGTACATGCAGTCTGCCCGCGACTTGCCTGGCTCCGCAACCGCACACTTCTCGGTTTTACGATCATCTTTCGCTTCAAGGCATTTCTGCATCTCTGCCGCATCCTTGATCGCCAAGCATTTCGAGTTCCTGTCTGACTGAGCCGCACCAACCGTTGCGACCAATGAAATGCAGGCCGAAAAAATCAGGGTTTTCATACAAAGCCTCCCGTTGCGACACCCACTCAGTAAGGCATTTCAGAAATGGCGCAAGACTTAGAGCGTCTTGTTGTGCAGCTGTCGGCTGACATCAAGAAGTACGAAAATGCCATGGCTAAGGCGATGGGAACAACCCAGAAGCGTGCGAACGAAATCGAACGTCGGTTCCTTTCGATGAATGCCAAGGTGGAGAAATCCTTCGCAGGGATGGGCAATCGCATATCGTCTTCCCTTGATGTGGCGCTGAGGTCGACTGTAGCTTTGGCTGGCACAGCGCTCAGCGTTCAGGAAATTTCACAGTACGCCGACGCTTGGACGGAGGCGGGGAACAAGATTAGCGCCGCCGCTACATCGGCTGGTGTGCAGGCAAGGTCGCTGAATGAGCTGAAAGACGGCGCCAACGAGGCCCGTACCGCGTTTGGCGACTACGTAGATCTATACGCTCGCCTCATAAGATCCGCGTCAGGCGTGGCAAAGTCTGAGCAGGAAATCGCTACTGCAACCTCGATCGTCTCTAAGGCATTCAAGGCTGGCGGTGCGTCTGCGCAGGAGCAGGCAGCAGGGATATTGCAGCTCGGTCAGGCTCTCGGCTCAGGCGTTCTGCAGGGAGACGAACTTCGCTCTCTTCGTGAAAACGCACCGATCCTGGCGCAGGCAATCGCGAACGAATTCAAGACGACTATCGCCGGCCTTAAGCAGCTCGGAGCCGAAGGCAAGCTAACTTCCGATCGAGTTTTTGCTGCAATTTTGAACGCTCAAAAGCCAATTGAGGCTCAGTTCAAGGCAACAAATTCAACGATCAGGGACGCGGTAACGCGTATCAACAACGAGTTTACAGCGTACATTGGGAACACAGATGCATCTGCCGGTGCTACCGGAAAGCTTGTTGAGGCACTGAACTACCTCGCAGACAACTTCAAAGAAGTAGGCGATGTCGTTCTGCAATTCATCACCATCATCACTGGCGCACTGGTTGGGCGCGCGCTTGTAGGCGTGGTCGCGGGTCTTGGAAATGCGGTAGCTGCACTTGGCGCGTTCATCACCGCGGTTCGAACTGGCACGCTTGTAGCTGGCGGCCTTGCCGCCGCGCTCGGTCCCATCGGCTTGATCGCTGGTGCTGCCGCAGCCGCTATCTATTTAATGGTCGATAGCGCCAATGCGACAGACACGGCAATAACAAATGCGAACGCCGCCATCTCAAGTCATGCGGCAGCCCTTGATGAGGCGAAATCATCATCTCAAGGCTACACTACAGCCCTACGAGACCAGATAAAGATGCAATATGAGGCCGCAAAAGCCTCGTTTGATCTTGCATATGCAGAACTTAATGCAGCCCGCGCTCGCGCCGAAAACTTTCGCACCATGACGAAGGCTCTGACCGGCTACGAACTGAGTTTCGACCCCTTCGACTATGCGGCGCGAACCGCCGATGATAAAGCGACTGCAATCGGGAAAGCCGCCCTTAATCTCAGGGCTCAGCTTGAGCAAATCGACGCCGAAATCGCCAAGCAGCCCACTGGTTTTGGCGCGGGCATTGGCGCAGCACCTGCCGAGAAGTCCAAAGTACCAAAGAAGACCGCTGACGATCGCTTCCGCGAAGATATTCAGGCCATAAAAGACAGGACGGCAGCCCTTATCCAGGAGCAGTCGACGGTGAGCCTTTCATACCAAGAGCAAGAGAAACGTCGTCTATCGCTTGATCTTGAACAGAGGGCACTGGCAGACCTTCGTGAGGAAGCCAGAAAGAAGGGACAGACAGACCTAGAGAGCGTTCAGCTTTCGGCGCAACAGAAGAAAACTATTGATGAGGTTTCATCGGCTTACGCCAAACAGGCTGACGCGCTACGCCAAGTGGAGGAAGCACAGCAGCGTGCGGAAAGCTCAGCGCAGGAGTTCTACGATGCGGCCAGAACTGGCTTTGCAGATGTGATCACTGGGGCGCAGAGTTTGAGTGAAGCTCTCTCGGGGCTGCTGAACAAGCTTGCTGATCTTGTTTTGAATAGTGCGTTTGATTCACTCATGGGTGGAT